TTGAGCCAGGTTCCGGCTGCGGAGTCGCTGTGGTGGTACGGGAGACCGAAGTAGCCTGCCGGGGAAGCCCCAGCGACACCTTCGATAAGAACCACGTCACCCGAGGTCACGACGAAACCAATCTGTCCGGTGAGGTTAATCACGTTGTTCGGATAGTCAACGGAAGCCACGGTCACCTGACCACGCTGAGTGGTAATGGTGGTGTCGTAGATGTTGAGAATCTGACCTGCGCGAATTAACTGAGAGAAGAAGGGAGCCACTGCTACGGTGAGGGACGCATCCGTTGCAAGCTGACCCTGGGAAGTGGTGGCAATTACGTTGTTCCCGGCAGTCTGGAGTTGACCGTTCCAGAACACGCGGAACTCTCTCATGGCGTTCTTAATTTCTAGCGCAATGAGCTTACGAATGGCCTTGGATTCCCCGTTAGTCTGATCGAGCGCATCCTTGTTGATTTCGATAGCGATACGCGCTGCTAGGGGGGTGAGGGTTGCTGCATCATAGTGCGTTGCAGTACCGCGACCGAGAGCGCCGCCAGCTAGGTTAACCTGACCGGTACGTGCTCCTGGGCGAATCTGCAATGGGATACGCGAAGCACGGGAGGAAACTTTGAGAACGTCCCGGCGCGTATCGATTTTGGAGAAGAGGGAGTCTGGATAACCAAAGAGTTCAGGTAGTTTATCGCGTACCTGTTCTAGTTGGAGACCAATGACATCCGAGGTTGCCTGTGCCATTTAGATACACCAGTTTTTGATGTGCGGTGGCTTGGGTTCGAGTCAAGGACTCTACATCAAGTTATTCGATGCCCAGTGTCCTGCGGGAAAACTGTTCGTACGTCTCACCAGAACTAGGTTTCGGTGACTGGCGTTCACCGGGTTTACTGAGGCGACCAGGAGTTCCCGAAGTTGCAGGCTCGCGGCCTGGAGTACCCGCTTGAGTACGGGCCGCGTTCGTTTTTTGCACTAGAGTGATCCCAGCTTCCCCGAGGACCTCTTTCAAGGCATCGGGGAGAAACTGTCTCGCACGCTGTTCGAGCGCAGCGACGAGTTGCCGCTGATGCTCCGGGCCGCGATTACCCGAGCGAGACATGGCTTCCATCTGGTTGGCAAAAAACGAGTCGTTTCGCACAGCGTCGATTGTCCGCTGTTTGATACTTTCTCTCACCCAGTTTTGGAAGCCGGGTTTCTGGGACTTCAAAGCCGTAGCGTTTTCTAGGCGCTTGGCAATATCGGTGTCAAGACTTCCGTGGAAGGTTGACTGGATTCCATTGTAGAAGTTTTGTTCAGCCTGTGCAAGGGTGGTCTGCTGACCGGACTTTAGTTGGGCGTCTAGCTCAGCTACCCGATTGGCGAGGAATTGTTCCCGTTCGCTCATGGTACCTGGACCGGCATTGGGGCCAGCGGCGGTAGGTTTGGGGAAGTTTACTCCACGAAGAGGGATACCGAACATAGCGGCCACGGCTTGTACGGCCACCATAGCCTGTTTGCCGTTGAGACCTAGGTCCGAGAAGGCACGGGCGATGTTAGGATCACCCTGTTGTACACGAGCGGCGATATTAGAGAGGCCATCTCCGACGAACATGGAGGCTACTTGATCGAAGTGGGGGGAGGAACCATCGGCTTCCTTGGAGTTCTCGTAGAGGGAGTTAATGAACTCTCGCTTATTCGACTCGTTCCCGTAGTACATATTGTCGAATTTATAGAGTTGGGTAGCCCACTCTTTAGCCTGCCGGGCGTCGTCAGGGGTGACGAAGATTTCATTTAACTCAGCGGCCTTGAAGAAAGCTGGACGAAGGGCAGGGTTCTGCTTGATGATCTCTTTAATCTGCCCGTAGTTCTCCCGATACATTTTCTTGAGCGTCTCATCGGACTTCAGTTCCTGTGGAGTAGGTTGCTTAGCGGGAGGAGCATTAGGATCAGGTGGAGTATCCCCCTCACCTTCAACCGGAGTCTCCTCACCTTCTAAGGAGGGCTCTGCGGGTGGTTGATCGGTAATAGGAGTATCTTGCTCAGAATCTGGAACGGTGGAGTCTAATGCTCCACCATCATCTGCACCTGGAGTGTCTACTATCGGGGAATCTACAACAGCAGCGTCATCTAACATGGAGGTTCCTTTTCGGTCATGGATTGGAAGTTAGGGACGACCGGACTCACCTAACTTTATGGAGCCATATTACCCGAACCGCCTTCCATAGCCGATTCGGTTTGGGCGATTGGGGACTGCGAACCCCCACCACCCGAAGGCGTCGCCGGGGCGGAACCAGGCTTTTTATTTGCGCCCTGTCCCGGAGGAGCTAACTGGCGACCTTGCACCAGAGCACCGCCCTCGGCTTGTGCCATCTCTTGCATACGGAACTTCTGATGAGCTACTCCGTGTGCGATTACGTTGTGGTAGCCATCTGGGTTCTCTACTTTAGCTCTGAGACCCACGGCTGATACAGCCCACTTCTTTACTACGTCCTCATGCAAGGGATGCATGTCTTCGAATGGATCGATGGGAACAGACGGGAGAAGTTCCATTTGTCCAGTCATCTGGTTGATGGACTGGATGGGCTGTTGCTGGAGAAGCATGGCAATCTCTTGCTTCTGTTTTATTCTATCATCCTCTCCAGGGACATACATGTCCGGTAGGCCGAGCATACCTTTAGCTAACGATACGTTCTCGATATCACCGAGGATTTCCTGGATACGTGGATCAGGAGATTGCATTAGTTGCATGAAGGCCGTTTGCATCTGTTGCCAGAGGACCGGGAACGCTTCGTCGGCTTCCGGGTAAGCGTCGAATCCGCCCTGGAGGTCTTCGAGACGGATTTCCAAACCTTGCGCCTCTCCCCTCGGGCCGAATACCGAATATTGTTCATCCTGGGTTCTCCAACGGGCAAATTCACGGACGGCTAGGAGGAATGTCTCAGCCCAGAAGGTTCGGAGATGGAGCCAGGGGACGTACAGTCTGCCGAGAGCTTGTTCTCTATCAGCTAGGTAAGTCGTTGGTTTGAGAGACTGATCGGTTCCACCGGTAACGGTAGGAACAGCCGAGGATAGCTGCTGTCCTAATGCGTTAAGGGAGTCGGCGTACTTGAAGACCTCATTAGCAATTGCACCAGGTCGGGATTCATAAATATTGTTCCCGATGTTCTGTCCAGCAGGAACACGTATTGGATAGATGAGCCCTGGGGCACGGCGTTGATTTGAAAGCGCCCGAACGTTAATGAGATTGGCGTTGACGAAAGTACCAGTTCCCGCTGCCGCATATTCCACCCATTCCATGATGAAGTTGTGAAGAGTGTTGAAGCGTTTCTGAACCGAGATAGTCGAGGAGCCTAGGGAAGGAGTGTACATTCCCGCCCCCTCCATAGCCCTACAGATTCTCCAGTGATCGTCTAGACGTTCATTACGGGCGTCGAGCAGGTAGGTGGGATCAGCAAAGGCCAGATAGGCTCCATCGGGGAAGAGGGCGATAAGTTTCTCTCTCTTCTGTTTGTCATCGATCATATAAAACGCATCTGGACGGAGCCAATATCTCTTGAAGGTGACGAGATTCTGGTTCGAAGTGGAGTAGTAGCTTACAGTAGGCTCAATAAGAGCCAAACGAGCAAAACGATCCCAAGTGTCGTAAGGTCCAGAACCGTAGCCACCTGCGAGATTCTTGGCTCGCTCACCGTATGTAGCTTTAAGTTGTGAAATATGGACTTCATGCACCAGACCTAAGTAGACACAATCTCTTTGTTCCTGAACCCACGGTGGGAGTCTCATCTCTAGAACTCCGTGGAGAGTAATGAGTTCCTGACCTCGGGGGACTTTGTTAATTTGGGAAACTACTGGGGCTTCAGCGAATTGCGCAGGACGGAAACTGGACTCGGAGAATGGCCGGGCGCACTGTGGGCAGCCCATTTGGCCAGTCTCTCCAGCGGGATGAACTTGATCCATTGCCGTGAACTGGAAACAGCCTGGACACTCGAAGCCTTCCTCTTCAATCTTGATCTTCTGCATCTCAATTTGAGGGTCTTCTTTCCAGCCGAAGACGGAACCGTCTTCCAGGTAACGGGTGTAGGAGCAGACTAATCCTCCGGTGAAGAGGGCGTAAATGGCACGGAGATTGAGGAGTGGAGCTTTGTTATTACGCGAGATAAGTGGTACGACCTCTCCAGCCGCTCTTGCGGCGATAACATCCGACTCTCTTCGATAATCTTGCGGAAGAAATCGCACAGAGGGCACTTTCTGTCCAAGCACGGAAATGAGTGCCCATCCGAAGGCTTTGTAGATGTTAGTGAAGAAATTAAATCGCTGTCCAGTCTCACCAACGTTAGCAAGCTGCTTGATAGACGGGGTTCTCCAGAGATCATTCCGGGCATCGAAGAAACCAATTTGTAAGTCCTTCCAGAAGGATTCAGCTTCATACACGTCCCTCACTTGCCAGCGCCAGGTGGAGTAGCTCTCACGTTCGTACTCACTTACTAGTCCTATTAGTTCCTTCTCAAGTTCCTTGGTAAGACCGGGCATGAGAGGAATGTCACGAGCATCACGAGCGCCATCGGCTAGGATGTCGTCCTCAGTACGCTGTACAGAGGACCTATTGGCGTTATCGTCCCCAACGTTATCGTTGCCCAT